AACCGGACGCTGCTGCTTGAGGCTAAAGCGTTCCGCGAGTCTGTGATGGCTGGTGATGTGAAGGCTGCACCTGAGGACCATGGCATGGCCGCTGGTGCTGCACGAGGGGACGACATACCGTTCTGACCCTTTGGCGCGGGGTTCACAGCCCCGCGCCTTCACATCAGAGGAGCCATGCATGTCCAACGCGAAGAGGATGCTGGCCGTCTTCGAGGGATCGAGTGACGGTCACGGCAAGACAACTGTTGGCAGAGTTACGCGCACGGGCAAGACCGAGGCTAATAGCCGCGTGGTCCGAGATCCTTTGACCGAGGCGCTTGTGCAGGCGCATCTGGACGGCAAGCAGGGGATCGGCTCGATCCCGATCAACAAGGAAAACAAGTGCCGGTTCGGTGCGCTCGACATCGACACCTATGACCTCGACATCGCTGCGCTTGCGCGGCGCGTGGCGAGCCTGAACCTTCCGCTGTTCGTGTGCCGGTCCAAGTCTGGCGGCGCACATCTGTTTCTGTTTCTGAAGGACTGGGAACCTGCGGCGTTGATACGCGAGTTCCTGACCGAGATGTCCATCGTTCTCGGGCACGCTGGTTGCGAGATCTTCCCCAAGCAGGACAAGATCCTGTCCGAGCGCGGGGACGTCGGCAACTTTATCAACATGCCGTACTTCAACGCCGAGACGACCACCCGCTACTGCCTAGACAAGAATGGCGAGGCGCTGGAACTTGAGGCGTTCCTTGAGGCCGCAGAGCGCGGTCGTGTCAGCATCATGGACTTGGGCAACCTGACGCTGACCGGGGACAGGAAGTACTTCACCGATGGCCCCTACTGTCTGGAAGTCATGTGTAGCAAGGGACCGATTACCGAAAACAGAAACATCACCCTGTTCGCCATGGGGGTGTACTGTCGCAAGAAGTGGCCTGACGACTGGCGTCGTCACCACGAGGAATACAACCGTACGTTGATATACCCGCCGCTGGATGCGGCAGAGGTGGTCAACATCCAGAAGTCGCTGGACAAGAAGGAGTACTTCTACCAGTGCAACCAGTGCCCGCTGAAGGACCACTGCGACAAGCGCATCTGCAAGACGCGGCCCTTTGGTATTGGGGACGACGCGAGCGACATGCCGCTGATCAGCGGCCTGACGATCCAGTTGTCGGATCCTAGGCTCTACTTTTTGGACGTGGATGCCAAGCGCATAGAACTGTCGACAGATCAGTTGCAGAACCCTGTGCAGTTCCAGAAGGCATGCATGGAGCAGATCCAGAAGATGCCCGCCGTGCCGAGGCCTGCGTCATGGCAGCGGCTGGTGAGCGATCTGATGGACAACGCAACGCTGCTGGAGGTGCCAGAGGAGTTGACGTTGCAGGGCCAGTTCGTGGAGCACCTGCGGGTCTACTGCACCAGCCGCATCAGGGCCATGGTTCCAGAAGAGTTGGAGATGGGCAAGCCCTACACGGATCGAGGGCTGACGAAGTTTACGATGAGCGGGCTGACGCAGTTCCTGAAGAACCGGGGCTTCGTGGCGATGTCTCGACCTCAGATGCAGGAGGCGCTGAAGAAGCTGAACGGCGGTCAGCCCTGCAACGGTCACGAGAACATCCGCAAGGAAGACGGCAAGAGGACCACGATCCGAGTGTGGTGGGTCCCTGCCTTTGACGACAAGGACGTTGATCTACCAACCATGGAGGTTTCCAATGACATCCCCTTCTAGGCCTCGCCTGTTGAAGATCGCGGAGGTGTGTGAGTGGATCTGTGTCTCCCGCTCCACGATCTACAAATGGGTGCAAGAGGGTACCTTTCCGAAGCCGCTGATCCTTGGCGGTGGGGAGGACAACAAGACCAGCGCAAGTCGGTGGCGTGAGGACGAGGTGGCTGCTTGGCTCGACCAGCGGCCTCGTGCGCGCGATGTCTGACTCGCTGTTGATCTTCGGGCCACCGGGCTGCGGTAAAACGCATACGCTCATCGAGATGGTCCGAGAGGCACTGGCCAGCGGCATCCAACCGTGGCGCATCTGCTTCGTGTCCTTCACCCGCAAGGCCGTCCAAGAGGCGGTTGAGCGCGCATGTACCGAGTTCAACCTGACCGAGAAGGACCTTCCATACTTCCGGACGCTGCACTCGATGGCGTTCCGGCAGTTGGGGCTGACCAGAACCGACATGATGTCGGCGGCAGACTACAAGATCATCGGCGATAGGCTTGGGGTTTCCTTCACCGGCGCGGACATGGTGTCTCCAGACGATGGCATTCTCATGCCTGCCACTGGCGGCAGCGGCGTGTACTATCTCCAGATCATCGACCGATCGCGCTATCGCATGGTCACGCTGGAGGAAGAGTTCAACAAGGCGAACAACTACAGCCTGTCCTTCTCCAAGCTACGCCAGATCCAAGCTTCACTGACCGCCTACAAATCCACCTTCAGCAAGGTGGATTTCGTAGACCTCATCGACCAGTTTGTCTCGTACGTTGATCCTCCGTACTTTGACCTGTTCATCGTGGACGAGGCGCAGGATCTGACGCCACTGCAGTGGGAGATGGTTCACCGGATCCGCGCCAACAGCAAGCGCACCGTGTATGCGGGGGATGATGATCAAGCCATCCATGCTTGGACTGGCGTCGAGGTTGATCGGTTCCTCAGTGCTTCAACCGAGAGGCGTGTGCTGACGCAGTCGTATCGCCTGCCGAAAGCGGTCTTCAACCTCGCGTCTATCGTCGTTCGTCGGATCCAGAAGCGAGAGCCCAAGGACTACCATCCGACCAGTGAGCCGGGGGAGTTGGACTACCACCTTGGTCTTGACACGGTGCCGCTGCACAAGGGTTCTTGGACGTTGATGGCCCGCACCAACGGGTTCTTGGGGCTGTATCGGGATTGGCTCGAGGAGGCTGGCTACCTGTACAGCCTCAAGGGCAGGCCGTCGCTGCGACCCAAGATGGCTGAGGCGATCTGGACATGGCGCAGTCTTCAGAGAAACGAATCGATTCCGCTCTCTTTGATCAAGAATCTTTATGATCATGTGTCGAAGCAGGGAAAGGACGCTGCCGTAAGGCGCGGGGCATCAGTGCTGCTAGAGAGCGGTGACCCAGCGGGTGACTATCGGTACGAGGATCTGGTGCGTGAGTTCGGCCTTCTGGCGTCCAAGGACCAAGATGCGCTGTCCGTGATCAAGATGTCCGAGGACGAGCGCATGTACATACAGGCGCTGGAGCGTCGTGGGGAAAACATCCAGTCTGCCCCGCGCATCAAGCTTTCGACGTTCCATGCGATGAAAGGGGGTGAAGACGACAACTGCGTGGTGTATCTTGGCACGACCATCGCCTGCGCCAGCAACGATCAGGACGACGAGCATCGTGCATTCTACGTCGGCATAACGCGCACGCGAAAGGCCCTTCACATCTTGGACACTGACAGAACCTACAGGTATCATCTATGAAACGTGCTGAAGTCCTCGACACCGCTAAAGGCTATGTGACCCGCGACCGCGCCGCCGATCACGGCAACATGGAAGACAACTTCCGCACGATTGCGGACTATTGGGCGGTTCATCTTGGCGTCGAGGTCACGCCTGCAGACGTCGCGGTGATGATGACGCTGCTCAAGCTGGCGCGCATCCGCAGCAACCCCAAGCACGACGACAATTGGGTGGATGGCTGCGGTTATCTGGCATGTGGCGGGGAGTTGATGGATGCGGCAAGCTGACCTGTTCATCGACACGGATGCTGAACTCGACTGGAACATGCCGACCGAGTACCCGGACCTGACCGGATACAAGCAGATCGCCATCGACCTTGAGACCTACGACCCTAATCTGACCACTCTGGGCCCGGGTTGGGCCCGGAACGACGGCTACATCGTCGGGGTTGCCATCGCCGCTGGGGACATGTCTGCCTACTTCCCGATGCGGCACCAGAACGGTCACAACCTTGACCCGAAGATGACCATGCGCTGGCTGCAGAGGCAGCTGGCCACGCCGCAGATCGACAAGATCATGCACAACGCCACCTACGACGCCGGGTGGCTGCAGGCTGAGGGCGTGACGATCCAAGGCCGGATCATCGACACGATGATCACGGGAGCCATCGTTGACGAGAACAGGCTTTCCTACAGCCTGAACAACCTCGGCAAAGACTACATCGACATGCGCAAGGACGAGCGTCTGCTGCGCGCTGCCGCCAAGGAGTGGGGCTTCGACCCCAAGAGCGAGATGTGGCGTCTGCCGCCTCGCTACGTTGGCGGCTACGCCGAGCAGGACGCGGTCATGACCCTCAAGCTGTGGGAGCGCCTGCGCACGGAGATCGAACAGCAGGACCTGTGGAACATCTGGAACCTCGAGACCAGCCTCATTCCGCTCATGATCGAAATGCGCAAGCGCGGCGTTCGGGTGGATTTGGATGGCGCGGAGAAGGCCAAGACGCTTCTGAAAGCAAGGACCAAGGACCTACGCGCGCAGATCAAGAACATCAGCGGCGTGGACATTGATCCTTGGGCTAGCGCCTCGGTTGAGCGGATGTTTCAGGCTCTCAACTTGGAGTATCCGAGGACCGACGCTGGAGCGCCGTCATTCACCAAGCAGTATCTCAACGCCCACCCGCATGAGGCCTGCCAGATGCTGGTTCGGCTGCGGGAGTTTGACAAGGCGGATGGTACTTTCATTGACACGATTTTACGGCATCAGTATAAAGGACGCATCCACTGCGAGTTCCACCAGCTGCGTAGTGACGACGGCGGCACGGTGACGGGTCGGTTCTCTTCTTCGAGTCCAAACCTCCAGCAGATTCCTGCCCGGGACCCGGAGATCAAGTCCCTGATCCGGGGCCTGTTTCTGCCCGAGGAGGGATGCCGCTGGGGGTCGTACGACTATTCGTCGCAGGAGCCTCGGCTGCTGGTGCATTGGGCCGCGAGCCTTCCTGACACTGTCAGGCATCCGATGGTCGATCACATCGTCGAGCGGTACCACACGGAGAATGTGGACCTGCACCAGATGGTGGCGGACATCGCGGGGATCAGCCGCAAGCAGGCCAAGGTCGTGAACCTTGGCATCATGTACGGCATGGGTAAGGGCAAGTTGGCCAATCAGCTTGGGATCTCGGTTGAGGAAGCCGAGGCTCTACTGGCCACGCACCACCAGCGTGTTCCCTTCGTGAAGGGCCTCGCCGAGATCGCGACGCAGCAAGCGGATAAGTACGGGACGATCCGGACGCTGCTCGGGCGCAAGTGCCGCTTCCACCTCTGGGAGCCTAAGTTCGGCTACAAGAAGCCGCTGCCGCTCGAGGAGGCGCGCAAGGAGTACGGCTTTGTGCTTCGCAGGGCCTTCACCTACAAGGCGCTGAACAAACTGATCCAAGGTTCTGCTGCCGACCAGAACAAGCAGGC